AAGAGTCGAACTTCAACATCCATCTTTGTCTTTGGAAGAGAGACAATAAATGTCCCTGTGCCTGTAGATCTAACATTGTATTCGCCAAGATCGTCTCCGCCATACATAAGAACTTCAGAAAGGTCAAAGCTGTTCTTTACTGTTGTCTGGCATCCTGGACAAGCTAGTTTTGTCTCGTAATCTGCTCCGAAGCCGTTTATTCGTGAAGCAATAAGAATAGCGTTCTTGTCTCCGGAAAGCAGAGTGTCAATGTTAATAGCCCTATTGACGATAATGTTCTGCAAAAACTTATCAATAGCCAAACCCTTCTTTAGAAGAGTTGGGGATGTAAGAATATCTTCATCTCTCGCGGTCATAAACTTGATCTCAATCGTGTCTTGGCCGTGGAGCGGATGTCCTTCTAAGTAGTATGCCCCTTTGGACGGCAAATCAACAAATTCTGTTGGGGTTGCAAAGTTCAATGCTGGTGCATTGGGTTCAGCCGCTTGCGGAGCAGGATCTGCTGCTGCCGACATGCGTTTTTGGTTATCTCTCATAGTCACCTCTAGTATTAGTTTATAATATAACCTGTAATTAAATAGTTGTCAAGTAGATTTATCTTATTGCTATTCTTTTTTCTCTGGCGCTTTATAGCAGCCATCGTCCGAGTCTAGGTTTGCTTGCCAGTCCGGTTGGAGCAGAGATGGGTCGACCGTTTTGGCCGAGTTGTATCTTTGATCGCAGACTGAACCATGGTTAGCTGGATTTTCAACATAGGGAGTATAGTCCTTGTAGTAATCGTATTCCTCTTCTGCTCCGTGTGCGCGGAAATTAATTCTAACTGTCTTGTAGGCCCATTTTACAGTGATTTCCAACAAATCGTTGCTAGCATAATCAAGCTTACCATAATTTATTTCCATTGGATAAGCATCTTGCAAATACCATATTTCGAGAACCTTGCCGTCAATATCCAACTGTTCGATCATAACTTCACCGATTGTTTTTCGAAATGCATCCAAATTTCTACCTTTGTTTATCGCCATGGCCTTTATGTCGCCATATCCGGCGCGGCGGAGAAGCCTCGCCAGCTTTCTCGATGCATTGGGATATCCTGGGTCAACTAGGGTCATAGTGACCGGGGACCAGTTTGGCTGTTCTACGAGTGGTTCCGAAACCGGCGTATATGAGCCTAGATTCCGCCATTCTTCGCCCAGTACGGCTAATGACATAGTTGGTTTGTCAACGGATTTTGCATACCATACATCCCCAGCGCCGTCATCTATTTCATCGTTGTAGTTATCTCCTCTTTGGCCAGTGGCGCCGACTGTTTGTCCCTTGTCGCCCAGCGCGTCCTTAAGGCCAAGTCCACCAATTTTAACCCTGAAACGATGCTGAAATTTTGGACTATACTTTGGCGTGTTTGTCCAAAAGGAGGCTGCCGTAGTAGCGCTGGGATCTCCGCCGGCTGTGATGAGCTTTTCTTCTAGCTCTATCCCTTTAGCGATTGCAATCTCATCTGCTCTCGCAAGGATGTCCTCTTCAAAGGCATCGAGCGCTTCTTTCTGTTCTTCGAGCGATGCCAGTTGTTCCGTTTTTTCTAACAGTTCCCCTGCGACGCCGCTGACTGTGCCGGTGTCATATTCGTCAATATCGCCATCACCATCTGAATCGTATTTCAACTCTATGTCTGAGGCCAAGAACGCATCTATATCAGCCCTTTGTTCTCTCACTTCGGTCAAAACTGCATCAAGTTCAGTGAATTCATCAAGTTTTTCGCCCGAAGTTAATACTTTTTCGTCGCCCTCTCCTTCATAATATTCTTTGATAAAATCGCTGGTCTCGGTAATCTCTTCTTCGGCCGCTTGAATGGCGGCATCATCGAGCTTGGCGGCTTCTTCTGTTTTCGATAATTCGGCCGTTTTTTCTCTTAGGACCGCGGCCGCGGCCTTTTCATCTGCCAGTTTCTGAGTAGCGGCTGCGGCGGCTGCGGCTGCGGCTGCGGCATCTTCCGCATCTTTCATCATTTCTTTTAATGACTTGGGGGCAGGCCCAAGTGGATCAGGCGCCTGCCAGCCTATTCCTTCTGACAATTGTTTTCCAGACAATTGATATTTAAGATCTTCTTCTGTTGGTTCTGCCTCTTTCCATTTTAGGGCCCCTGTCTGCCGCAAATGCTCATAACCGGAGGTACCTTGCTTAACCGTTTTAGTCTCTCCGGTGCTTTTGACCTTGTAAGTGATGCTTAAGTCCTCGTTAACAACATATTCGGCCCACCCTTCTGAGCCCGTCATACCTGGAGAGAGTTCTCTGGTATCATCATATTGCCAGTCATAGCCCTCTCTCCAGTCGGTCTCCTCCGGGGCTGTTGCCTCCTGGGCTGTTACCGGCTCGCCGGTGGCTACGGATTCTGTGGACGAGTCGAGATTTTGTGATGCGACAAGGTCTATGGTTGTTGCTAACGACTCGACTTGGACGGCCGTGCGCGCCAGCAGTGCTTTCTCCGCATCACCGATCTCTACCACGGCGACGAATTGCTCTAGAGTAAGCGGACTTTGGCCACTGGATTTTAAGAGTTCATTATATTCTGGAAGGCTCACGGAGCCGACTTCGTCTCTGAGGATGGCTTCGTCCAAGGTAGTAATGGCCTGATCGGCGATATCAGTGGTTGTTCCGTGCAAACGAGTTGCATCAGTTGTCTCCAGCGCCGTGCTCAATAGGCTGGAGCCCAGGGCCATTTTGTCCTCGGCGATAACTGATTGAGCCTGATCCAGTTCGGCTTTCGACAGGCCGGTAAGACCCGCAACCGTTGGGTCGGTGACAGTCACAATTGCCGCTTCGAGGTCGGGCGCTTCCGGGTATGTCGTCTCCAAATACTCCACAGCAGCTTCGGTACCTTCGGATCCCAGGATATCGTACAAGGCAGCCGTATCAATCTCTAGGTCTCTGTTCGCGGCCCAGGAAGTGTACTCGTATGTGGCGGTGGAATATAACTTCTGCTCTAGGGCATCGTCGCTCCCGGACAATCCACCATATTGTTCAATGAACCATTCATGCGCAGCCTCGGGGCCGGCGTACACCGTCATTTGCGCATATTCTGCTGCGATTCTGTCATATTCTGCTTGATCAATACCCATTACTTCGCCTCTCCTAGTTTCATACTATAAATAGAGGCGAAAACAAAATGATGTCCCAAGAAATACAAGCTAGCTGCATCTCGCTTAAGCGACAATCAGTTATTGAGTGAGAAAAGCTGCTGGCCCTTGGAGTCCTTAAACTGTGCGCGGTCGTATCTGATCTTCAGCGTGACCTCTGAAAGGTCGTCGTTGCTATAGTCAAGCTCACTAAAATCGACCTCCTTAATCCAGGCGTTAATGAGGTGCCAAGACTCAAGCGTTCCGCCGGCTTCATCAAGTTGCTCGATTGTAATAGCTCCGGTCGCGGCGATTGCGCCGGCTTTCGATATCGAACCCATTTCTATGTTGTCGTTCGTGCCGGCTGGGATCCTGTACCCAGAGTCCTTGAGAAATCCCATTAAAGTGCCAGCGATATCTGGCTCGACAGGGTCGACGAGGGTAATACTGACTTCATTCCATTCAGCCCTTGCTGGCCAGTAGAAACTATGATTTAAAAAATCATGCTTGGCTTCAGTAAGTGATAAGGTGGGACGATCAGCTTTCTTTGCCATCCAAAGCATTCCGAGCGCTTGGTCACCCATAATAACTCGAAACCTAAATCCCCTTTTGGGATCCTTGGCCACTGCATTCGCCGTCCAGAAGTTGTTTGTTGCCATTTCTAATTTTTCTCCTCAATCATTAATAAATAGTGTCGGGCCCAGAAAAGACCCTTTTAAATTATTAGTCGTTAAATGATGCTCCCGATTTTGTTATGATAAAGTCAATCGCAATAAACTCGATAGCACGGGTTGGTTTGATGTAGATCTTAGCATACATTATGTTCTGATCAATCAAGTCCGGTGTTGTTGTGGTTCCATCGAGAATAACTCTATAGTCGTCAACTCCGAAACGAATCTTAACATCCCCTAGGAAAGCGTCTGCTCTCGCTTTAAAGCCGTCCCAAGTCTGTTGAATGTTGGGCTGAAAAAGCGTCGTAGAAGAGATCAGGGAGATACCCTTCTTGACGAATAACATCAGTCGACGGACATTAATGCGATCAAGCGCAGACTTCTGTGCTTGAAGCGTCTTCTGCCCATACACAACAACGCCCTCCCTAGGGAATCTAGCTATTGGATTTACATTGACATCATAGAGATCGTCTCGATTCTGCCGTGTTAGTTGAGTCTCGATACCAGTAACAACGAGCCCTGATTGGCCGGCCGTCAAGTTTCCTCTCTGGAAGCCGGCGGGAGCGAACCAGACATCATCGGTTCTTTCTGTGTTAGCCAGAACGCCAAGAGCGACAACTGAAGGTGGTACCTTGACAAAAGTGCTATTGATGCTGTCTCGGATAGTAACCCAAGGATAATAAGCACATCCGTAGCTGTTGTTCAGGTTACGAGCCTTGATGTTTGTAACAACGGTATCGAGATTTCCTTTGCGAGTACCGATGGCGGCCGTTGATTCGTGTCGAGGCAGGAAGCCTCCTGTGAGATCGATGACGCCTATCGCATCAGCCCTTTCCTCGCAGACATCAATAAGGTATTTAGTTAGAGTCTCGTTTGTCAAGCCTGGCATACTAATCGCATTACACTCAACAACCTCTGGGTCTGCAACCAGGTCTATTGCTCTTTTGATTGTGTAATAAGCATAGTCTCCAACCTCAGTAGAGCCTAGGCCAGAGTTCCGGAAAGGATCTCTTTCCTTGATGTCTAGTCCATCGAACCCACCATACAAAGGTGATGTGAAGCGGTTAACTTTGGAGTCAAGAATGTTTTGGTATCTTGTGGCGCCAGAAGAGAGTTCGTTTTTGGCATTCCAAGAAGTGTTTGCCTTATAGGAGCCAGAAACCCAAGTCATAGATTTAATGAGCTTCGAAGGGTTTCCGGTGTCGAAGCCTGCGTCCTTGGAGCCACTCAATTCATCAAGAGAGAATGTCCATTGGGCTTCAAGACTGTCTCCATATCCGGTCAAATCCCAAGTGTCAGTCCAGGAAGACTGCACGACTGCCCCAAGAGACCGTAGATAATCTGGATAGCTTTCGTCGAAGACTACAGAAGATCCCGTCTTGCCTGTGTGAAGCCCGTAGTATGCATTCTTGGCTGGTGTGGCGTTATCTTGTTGTCCCGTCTTTCGAATTCCAACAGCGGGGAAGTAAATACTTGCTGTTCCGTAGCTAGCAACGCCTTTCGCAGTGGCATTTCCTGTGTCGCAAAGGAGATCCTCAGAGCCATAACTTTTAGCAAATGGGGCTGTGCCATTGGTTCGGGCATAGCAGTTAAGCTCTTCGGCCGAGGAACTCTGGAACGAAAAGGTCTTATATCTCGGCGGCCCGTAAACTCCGAATGGTAACAGTGATGCATCGGCAGCCCCCATATCAACATCCTCTTCCATAATAATTCGAACATATTTTGAGCGGTTAGGGTAAGTTCCAAAAGTACGATATCGTTTGTCGCCATCATCCCAGTTACGGAAAGTGTCGCCGATCTTAAGAGCAACATAGTTGGGAGAAGAGGGGTCAAGATCGCAAGCGCTAAAGCGCTCGACGATCTGTGGTGCCAAATCGTTATCCCGCGCTTTTCGAATCTCGACATCGAAACTGCCGTATTTAACATTATCATTCGATGCGGCCCTGATGTTAGTAATTGAAATCTTTATATTATTCTGCAACCACTCTCCGTGGCCATTAATTCCAGCAAACTTGAATAGCTTTGTCATACTGTTGTATTCATAGGTTGCATAGCCAGCAGAAGTATTTTGTGAAAAGAACCAGCCAGTCATAGCATCGCGGTAAGCCATTTTCTTCTCGTGAGGGCCATCGAGGGATGATCCTGAAACGACGGCCGCGATCATACCATAGCGAACGGATTCCAGGTCGAGGTTGCTTTCTCTCAAGTGCCTCTCGTAGGTCTCTCCAAGCCAGTAATATTTTTGTGGCGTCTCCGTAAGGCTGCTGTTGGCCTTGATTGGATTAGTGTTAAACATCTTGCGAATGAAATTGTCACTGTCAGGATTGAGGCTAAAGGTTACATTCTCTTTCTCTGTTGCCGTAGTGTGTGCGTCTGTTGCATCAGTTCCCTTAAGTATTCTAACTTTAAATTGTCCAGTACTGTCTGATTTAATTGCGACACCGGTGCCCTCTCTTGCCGTGCCATCAGGGGTTGTACCAGAAAGCACCGGGCAAATACCGTCGTCCATATACCATATGGCAGCAAGGGAGCCGGTGACTGACGCGTTCATATCTGTGGCGCCAACGCCGGATGTGCCTGATGCCCACACATATAGCCCATAAGGGCCTCCATTATCTGCGTTTGTACTATTTGGAAACTTGTCAGTGGTAGTCCACCCAGCCTCGCCAGTATCGGTTGTAGCGCCGGCGTGTTGAGTTCCCATAAGACGCACAAAGGTTACAGGTCCGACTCCGGCTCTTAGATAAGCCTGCGCAGCATATGCTCCATAAGTTGGGGAAGTATAGTTTCCATCTCTCCAGACATCCTTGACGCGGCCATTGCCAGCGATAGGGTTGCCGAATATATTAACAAATTCTGAGAAGGATCCTACCTTCACCGGAATCATTCCTGGTCCTTTCTCTGCTCGGCCAATAATTACTGGCCCTACAATAGTAGGCTGTGCGGGAAGGTAAGATTGATCGATTTCATTAAGAAAAATTCCCGGTGATACA